TTCCAATGGAATGATCTAACCACACTACAAACACACACGTAATTGTGTCTACAGCTATGATACACCTTTAAAATGCGGGACTTAGCACCTCTTAAACTTGTAGTCTCTATAAAACCGGACTTCCGGCAAATTCAAAACTACATGAATAATAACGTGACCGGAAAGTCCCATGACAAAATTTTGCCACCCAGGCGACTACCACCTGGTTTGTTTAACGTCATCAATAAGACGTAATTTATTACAGCAACAATGGCGTATAATAAACTAAAGGGCACGCAACAAATCCGTGCAACGAAAAATCGTCAGCTGCAGAAACGAATACTGCGAGTTGACCGTCGCGCACTGCCGCGTTAGTGTTGGTAATCGATGAATAAATCGATATACCTTGATTGTGATTAAGTGAATTATCACCTATTCTACATGGAGCAAACCTTCGAGCAGAATGATATGGTATTTCTATATCAGAGTGCATGCGAAGACCATCGTTAGATGCTCCAATAGCCATTCCGGCGGCTCCACTATTAGGAGCTCCCGTTATGAACTTTTTTGACCCATCACTAGAGCTAGCAAATGGGGCATATGGGTTTTGCAAGAATGCATAATTGGTTGCGGTTGTGTTACGAACCACTTTTAAATTTGTAAAATTTATTCCCGACATGGATTGATCGCGTAAACGCCAACGAACACCCCCACGCCTGGCGAAATACAATGAAGAAAACCACGTCAAAGGAGTTTGATAAACGTAATTATAAGGCAAATTCCCAGCTAAATGCATGGCACCAGGAGCTTTACCTCTATGAAGGGGGAAAGCAGAAAAATTTGTGCGGTATACAAGTGATCCCGCTCCAGGAACAGATGGAAAAGCTATAGCCATGTAACTAGTATAACGTTTAAGAAGATACCGCAAACTAGTGACAGGATCACCATGATGAACCATTGGAGCTTTATCCACGCGCGATATGTACCTCCCAAAAACGGCGTTAGGAGGTAATCGCTTAGCCAAATGCTCTTCCAATTCCATGTTTCCACTCTGAGGGAACAAAGAATAATTGTCAATTGTGTCAATTGGATCATAAGCCTCAAAGTCGGGACCTGCCGAAACGAACATCAACACATCTGCAACTGTGGTAGCAGCGTTAGAACAAGTCAACTCATTTACGACCGACAAGGCAACATGTCCATTACTATCTAATGGATTAAAAACCACAGGACCAGAGCCGTAAATAGTAGCGACACCATCTAAACCTGGACGCAAAGCACGTAAGTAGGGTATATGTGACATATATCCAACATCAATTATTGCTTCATGAGATTCAGCCAAATCCCATATGTAAGTGTATGCCGTGTTGTACTCTATAGGCGTTACAGCACTAGCAGCAATACCATTAGGATCGAATGTTATGCGCAACCTACCTTTGTGAAAAGCAGAAGCCACAGCAACAAAACGAAAGCGGAGAGACCCCCTCCATTGTCTGAAAGCTTGTAAAGAATAAGCCAATGGAGTCATTGCTATTTGTTGGGCGCCCCCGGTTCCGGGTCCACTCGCCCAAAAAGTAGGATTAACATTCGTATAAAAAATGTTAAAATCTGGTATTGCTGTGGAATTCCAAGCAAACTTGGTTACGTATGACTCTCGCTCAAATATTGATGACATCAACATTTCGTCTTTCCGGGCTAAACCAACAACACTTGGGTCGACCGTAACTTCCTGTTTGTCATCCAACGTAGACTTGTAGATTGGATCATGTTGAACAGCACTAGCAAAGTTAGGACCAATGCGAGGTATCATATAAGACATGTCAGAAATAATGATTGGTTTGGAAAATCCAAGTGCAATAGCTATCTTCGAACCCATATGTAATATAGTTTGAGAAGCCAAAGCATAAGGTCTTATAGCAACAATGTTTGCTAAAATTCCAGCAACGTCCGACAAAACTGATAATGGTTTGGAAACAATGCCTTTGCCATATTCATCACCGGATTGAGGAACTAGACCGGTTAAGTTGGTGCTAGTTGGTGCACCAAAAACAATGTTTTCTGCCCAACACATAGCAGTAATAGTAATTCCCTCCTGAGAAGTACTCATACTTCGTAATGGGGACAATTGTAACTGCTATAAAACCAGTGCTTAAATGTTCATTCAATGCCGTACTAAACGCATTATAATGGTGAACATAAGGAAGTCTCAAGCACCCTCCTTCACATGAAGTGGGATTCAAAAAAACGTGAGGTGGTTGAGACAATATGACAGATGAGGGCACTAAGTTATTAAGTGTCAAAGGTGTCAGGAGATTGTCATTAGAACTATTTGAAACGGCAGTGGCCATCCATCTACCGTAATGCATCGGAGTACCATTCACCATGAAACGAAAACATAAATCGCATTTCAGGTTTCTGTAATTGTTTATCCTGTTCATAACACGCTTATTGTTAAAAAATGTCGCAGGCAAAATGAACAATGGTGCCGTAGGCGCAGGTCCTCCAACAATAACATTTTGTGAAAACACCTTGATGGGTCTGGACAAAAACTTAGAAATTGACACCTCGCTTGTGTCAACATTATAATAAGTGTTGTCCATATCTTGATCATAAGAAGCTTCCTCATGTTTAAAATCATCTATAAAAGATGTTAAAACTTGAGTCGTACTGGACATTTGATCCTCCACAATTCCAGACTGCGGAAACAAGTTAACAGAACGAAATTGTGGTCGGTCAGGTTTGTTATCATCGCGAGAAGGAGGAACAACAACCGATGGACCAGCTGGCTTATTTTTGAATTTCTCAGCTATGGAAATGGCTTCAAAATACCAATCGCTAGTTGGAAAGGGTAACGAGTAATCACCTTTTTCGAAATAGCTATAATATACATCACGTTTAAGTAATGCGTTCTCCATGGCTTCAATGATAACAGTGCCGTCAGAATAACGGAAAGAATCAGGAACGGCAAGACCTTTATAGTATCCCCCTTCTGGTAAAACACCCGAATGTGGTGTCAAAGGTGAAAGATCGCTGTCATGATCACGGCTGTCATTAGGAAAATCAGCAAAATATTGACTACGAGGAGTACATAGGCCACACGAAACTGTGTCCCAATATTGAATCGCAGATCCAACACATGCAATTCCATTAAATTGCGGATTTCTGTGGTGTGCATAACAAACATCAGAGGGTAATTCGCGGATCCTCCGCTCAGTCTCTGTGATGTGTGATATGCTCGGGCTATCCGGCCCTTCCAGTGGGGTTAAACTGGCTGTATACCCCATGTTTTCGTACAATCTTGACTTCGTGCTTGTACTTGCACCTTGATTTGTTTTTGTAAAACTACGTACAATCTGGGGGACGTTTTAACCTCCCAGAAGGTTGAGCACTAGAGATCTTCTCCCACACAAGCCTATTACACTTCCGATCACAAGTGTAATGGTAACCAATATGTGGTTCATGTTTATCATTGTCGTTCAGCCATGCTTCAACTCTGTCGTCAAATGATAAATGGTTCGTCCTCACGAAACGGTGGAATTTTCTGGTTTCCACGAACCGGTTTACACGATCTTGAAAATCATCATATTTTTCACGACCATGGGCGAAGTACTCAAGTAAAGCTCCGTCCAGCAAATTTCCGAACAATTCATTCTCGGACATATGCTTAATGGGTATTCCACAAGTTAATGACTTGTAAATGCTAGACTCGCTGAGCGCTCCTAATCTACGATCTAATTCAGGAATGTAAATGGTTTGTCGCTTAAGAAAATCAACTTCATAAACATTATAAAACATATCATGATCACCTTCCTTAGTGGGCGGCGTATATAAAATCCCATATTTTTCAAGGTATGAAGCTTTAATCTGCGCATTGTACCAAGTGCAAGAACTAGAAACCGTGCCTATATCATCGTCACCATATGTCATCATATTAACACATTTCCTAAAAGGAGGAGGAATTCCCCCATGTGATTCATAATAAGCACATCTAGAATTAAGACTATTGGCGGT